TAACAGGTCGCGGACTTTGTATCTGGCAAATGAATAAAATGTTGCGAGGCACTGGCTATAAAATTCAAAGGTTAATGGATATGTATGGTTCAGTAAATACAAGCCAATTACTTTTGGTTCCGACAGGTTATAAAAAAATAAATCTTACAAATCCTTTTACTTGTTATGGTTATGTAAGATTATATCCAGTAGAAAAATGTTTAGGTAAATGGGAAAGGATCTTAAATAAGTTAATGAATACTCCAGTTGATAAAGATTGGATCATTGATGGTTTTAAAAAGAATATTCAAAAAGATTTTAGAACTTATAACAATAGACCAGACTGGAAAGCAATCAATAGAGTTGCCAATAATCTTTGGCAATATCACTACCCAAAAATATAAACTTAAATAGATAAATTAAAAAGGGTATGGGATTTATCCCATACCCTATGCACGAACTGCATAGCTCTGCTCGTGAACCGGGGGCCCACCCTCCCCCAGAGGGGTCCCTAGCCAAATCAAAATAGCTTTTATAAAACAACCCCCCACCACCCTTCTGGCGATAGGGGTCCCAATACATACACATATACAGTTTGTTTTAGTCTTAAATAAGTGATAAATTTAAAACGAGAGGAAAACAGAATTCCAAAAAATTCTGCAAAAATTTTTTATGAACGGTTTACCGGAAGAAATACTACGTTGTTTTAGAGCCGACTTTACGGAGCATTTAACATACGAAGAGCTACAACATTTACATTTACTCAAAAGAACATTTGAAAAAAAAGAAAAGGTACATAAGATTACAAATAATTTTATGGCTTTTGTCAAAGAGATGTGGCCAGAGTTTATTGAAGGCAGACATCACAAAGAAATAGCAGATAAGTTTGATAAGATTGCAAAAGGTAAAATTAAAAGATTAATTATTAATATGCCACCAAGACATACAAAGTCTGAGTTTGCATCTTTTTTACTTCCTGCCTGGATGGTTGGACGTAAACCAAATTTAAAAATAATTCAAACAACACACACCACGGAGCTCGCTATACGATTCGGTCGTAAAGCTAAAACGTTAATCGACAGCCCCGAATACCAAAACATTTTCGGCACAAAGTTAAGAGAAGATTCGCAAGCCGCGGGTAAATGGGAAACAGAACAAGGTGGTGAATACTACGCAGCGGGTGTCGGATCGGCGATCACGGGCCGTGGTGCGGACTTATTAATTATTGATGACCCACACTCGGAACAAGACGCATTAAATCCAGAAGCGCTGGAACGTGCTTATGATTGGTATACATCAGGTCCACGTCAGCGTTTGCAGCCAGGTGGAGCAATTGTTGTGGTTATGACACGTTGGAGTGTAAAAGATTTAACTTCTAAACTATTAGCATCACAAAAAAATATTAAAGCAGACAAATGGGAGATTGTAGAGTTCCCAGCAATTATGCCGTCAGGTAAACCAATCTGGCCCCAGTATTGGAAAAAGTCAGAGTTAGAAGGTGTTAAAGCTTCACTGACCGCGGGCAAATGGAATGCTCAGTGGATGCAGAATCCAACAGCAGAAGAAGGTAGTATTATTAAACGAGAGTGGTGGAGACTTTGGGAGAAACCAGCAATACCACCTTTACAACATATTATACAAAGTTATGATACAGCGTTCAGTAAAAAGGAGACAGCTGATTACAGTGCAATAACAACTTGGGGTGTCTTTCATCCTGATGATGACAGCCCCCCTAATCTAATATTATTAGATGCACATAAGGAACGATTAGAGTTTCCTGAACTTCGTAAAGAAGCACTTGAACAATACAAATATTGGCGACCCGATACTGTTATCATAGAGGCAAAAGCAAGTGGCCAACCACTAACTTATGAGTTGAGAAAGATCGGGATACCTGTTATAAATTTCACTCCTAGCAAAGGACAGGATAAATTCTCGAGAGTTGCTAGCGTCGCTCCAATGTTCGAGTCCGGAATAATCTGGGCGCCCGACGAGGAGTACGCGGATGAGGTTATAGAGGAGTGTGCATCATTTCCGTATGGAGATCACGACGATTTGGTGGACAGCACAACACAGGCGTTAATGCGTTTTAGACAGGGAGGATTTATAAATCTACCTGACGATTACAAAGAAGACCCATTACCGCGAACTGAAAAGGAATACTACTGATGGCACAAGATTATGATTATGGTCAATTAATAGATGACTTTGAATTAGATGTAGATGTAATGCCAGGTGAAACTTTAACAGATTATATAGAGCGAAGACGTAGAGAGTTTGATTCAAAAGCGGACGGCGGAATTATTGGTATAGAAGTTAAGATTGCAGACGAGATGGCTAAAGGTGGTCGAGTTGGATTATTTTCAGGTGGAGCTTTAAAAGGTTTAGCAAATTTATTTAAAGGTGGAGACAAAGCTGTTGATCTTGTTAAACAAGAAGAAAAATTTAGAACAGGTCCAATCACTACAGACTTCTTAAACAAAGTTGACGATAGTATTGTTTCAAAATTTGTTAGAACTAGGGATACTAAAGGTCCTGGTAGCTATGGTATGTACGATAACTTTGATGATATGCCTGCAGGATTAAAAGCTGCAGAAATTTTAAAAAGATTTGTTGATAAAAAAACAGGTAAAATAAATTACGAAGATGCAGAATTTTTTATAGGTAGAAAATTAAAAGGTGATGAAACAATTGATGATTTAAAGATTTTGAAGAATATGTTTTAGGTAGTCAAAAAAAAGCAGACGGCGGTCGAGTCGGATTGTTTATGGGTGGTCCGGCATTAGAGGGCCAAGCATTAGATATCTATAACTCGATGAACACGTATGGTTTTAGTGATCAAGAGATTGCCGACGCGCTATCAGCTAGAGGTTTATATACAGCCCCGGGCAGCGGAACGACACAACCAGAACAAGTTACAGGAATTATTAATCAACAAATACAACCAGGTGGTGGTGATAAACCTATGATTCAACCTTTTAAACAAGATCCAAGAGTTGCTCCAGCGTTTGAATCATTTCAAGCCAATCAACAATTACAATCAATGGGTATTGATAATCCGTTTGCAAATGAAGCAAATTTAGAAGGTGCTTACTATGGAGATATGATGGATATAGATCTTTCTCCTGGTAAACAAAGTAAGTTTGCTAAAGTTACAGAGGGTTTAAGATCAATACCAGGAAAAGTAAAAGGAATGATGGACAATCCACTTATGAATGCAATTGGTTTTGCAGTAAATCCTCTTGTGGGTGGAATTAAAGGTATAGCAAGTTTGGCTAATCAGATGTTACCTGTTAACAAAAGAGCGATTGCAGAAAATGTTGCTGGGAATATGGGTATAGCTGTTGATAACATAGGTAGAATTGTTAACACTGGCAGTTATCAAGATCCTTCAAATGTAATGGCGGGCTATAATTTAAATATGTTAACCGATAAAAGTTTTGATAAAAGAATTGATAGTATTTCCGGAACACTAGCTGATAAGTATGGTTTAAACACACAACAAATATCAGATATTCTTTCTGGTAAACTTACCGAAGAAGATTTTACAGCTGATAAATTTAAACTTCCCGGAACTAAAAAAACTACAAACTTAATTAAACAACTTAGAAGTATAAATATAATGAAAGACCAAAATAAATTTATACAAGAAACAGCTAAAAAAGAAGCTGAAAGAAAAGAATTGGAAAGACAATTAGCGAGAGCTCAAAAAGAAATCGCTGCTAAAGGATATCAAGACTATGGTCAGGGAGGGGCTGATCAAGCCACTCAAAAATCTTATGAAGGTGCTGACGGAAGTTATGCCGGAGCAAGTGTTGAAGACTATGGAGGTGGAGAAAAAGATGGTGGTCTTATAGGTTATCAAAAAGGTGGCCTCGCTACGATGTTCACTAGGAGGCGATAATGGTCAGAGGAATATCTCCTGAAGCAAAAACACTCCAAGAAAAAAGAGTAAAAAAATTAATTGAATTAATTAAAAAATATAACAAAGGTTTTAAAACAACTACTTTTCCTAAATTAGTAGTAGAAGCTGGTTTTCCAGCTACCACTGGATTTAATAGACCAGTTACTTTTTATAATCGATATCCCGATGCACCTAGATTAAATTCAAGACAAACACAAGTTAATAAAGCAGTAGATTTTTTATTAGATGAAAAAAAATTAAATCAACCTGCAATTAAATTTAAAAATTTTAAAGAACAGATTGCAAAATTAACAGGTTTACCCACAGGGGGTAGAAGTATAACTCAATCAAGTAATTTAACTTATTACCTACAAAAATCTCCTCGTTATAAAGAATTTGAAAAACCTCTTAATTATATAAATGTTCCAGCGTCCAGATTAAAAACTATTCAACGAGGAAAAAATTTTACTTTTGCAGACGTTATAGATATGTATTCTACAAAAGCTCCTGAAACAATCTCTCGTGGTTTTACGGCATATGAACAACCTTCATTTAAAATTTTTGATTTTGCAAAAAGACACGTTAATTTAGGTGGTAAAAAAATTAAATTTTTAAATGAAAACGAATTTTTATATAAAGGAAAAAAATACGACCGAGATTTCTTATCTGTATATGGACGTAAGGATAAAAACTTTAAAGAATTTTTTAAAGTATTTGATCAAAGAAGAAATTTATTTTCTTCCGAAGTAAAACATCCAGTCACTGGAGAAAAAGTTAAATTTAAAGATGTATTAGAAGAATCTTACGGGACTAAAAATCCTTTGGACATTGATCATATAAAAGGAATAAAAGACGAACCTTTTACTAATTTAAGAGTTATTCCCACTAGAATTAATCAAGCTGCTGGAAATATAAAACAAAAGGCAGCAGAAGCACAAGCAGGTCTGTTAACTAAAACAGCAGATGATTATACTCCAGATAAAGTCGATCAAATGTTAAAAAAAATTGGATATGGTTTTACTAAAGGCACAAAAAAATTAAAAGAAGATGAATTAAAATTAGCTGAAAAAGTTTTAAAAGGAGAAAGAGAACTTCGAACTCCTATTACCATTGCAAAAGAAGCTGTTAATAATTTTGTACAAAAAGTAAAATCAGTTCCTGGTGGATGTAGAGCTGTTGTAACAGCTGCTTTAGGTGGGCCTATTGATAAATGTGAAGCAATTATAAAAGCAGATCCTGAAAAAGCTGCTGCTAAATTAAACAATGCAATCACTGCAACCAAAGGACCATTAAAAGATTTAAAAGAAGACTCACAAAAACTTATTCGTTTATATCGAGGTGAAGAACCTGCTAGACGAACTGAATTATACAAACCAGGCAAAGGTATGCCTGGTATGTATGAAGAGTCTTTAAAAGGTAGATTCTTTTTTGACAATCCTGCAGATGCAAGATACTACGCTCAACGTCAAGGAACTTTAACTGGTAATGTTAAATCAGTAGATGTTCCAGAAAAAATGGTTAACATTGGAAAAAAAATGGCAGATAGAAGAAGAGGACCAAATTATTCAAGCGAAGTAATTCTTCCTAAAAAGTTTGTAGGAAAAGAAACAATAAACATTCCTCAAACAGCTATGGCAAGAGCAGGAGCAGTAGTGGAAAAATTAAAATATGATAACATCAAAGGCGCTTTTGTAAATGTAAACAAAGGTGATAGTGTTGCACCGCAGTCCGAGATCAAACAATACGCGGTCGACAATCCGATGGAAGTTAAAGTTGGAGAGCCAGCAAAATTACCAAAACCAAATAAGAGCGTTTTAAAAACTGTAGGTAAGACTTTAGCTGCAGTGGGAGCCCCATTACCAACAGCTTTACTTGATGGATATTTTATAGGTAAACAAGTTGAAGAGGGTAAATCTACAGCGGAGATTGCTAGTAATCCATTAAACTGGTTAGGACTAGCTACAATGTCTCCATTAACAAGAGTAGCTGGTCTAGCTGATAAATCAGGCAGGCTGTCTTCAGTGTTGAGATTAGGATTGAATCCTGGTACAATTAGCGGTATAAGCAGGTTTGCAGGTTTACCGGGACTTGCAATAAGTACAGCGGTAACGGCATATGATCAGTATAACAAATACAAGAATCAAGAGGGATTCATATATAAAATGTTCAACAAAGAGGAAAGCTAATCAATGGCTACAATAGATAAACCACTTCCAAACGTTTCAGAGACAGTTATTGAAGTTCCAAAACAAGAAGAGCTAATTCAAGAACGAGATGAAATAATCGAAAAAAAAAATCAACAAGGTAACGTAGAAGTTACAATGGATGAAGAAGGTGGTGCAGAAATTGCATTTGATCCAAGAGCGATAACAGAAGAAGGTGGCCAAGATCATTTTGAAAACTTAGCAGATTTTTTAGGCGAACAAGTTTTAGAACCTTTAGGTGCTAAAATGGTAGACCAGTACAACGAATACAAAGAGTCCCGTGGTGACTGGGAAGATACGTATCGAAACGGACTCGAACTATTAGGATTTAAATATGAAAGACGAACTGAACCCTTTAGAGGAGCGAGTGGTGTCAATCACCCGGTCCTTGCTGAAGCTGTTACGCAATTTCAAGCGCAAGCTTATAAAGAGTTATTACCGGCAGACGGACCAGTAAGAACTCAAATTATGGGCACGGCTGATGTTAAAAAAGAAGAACAAGCTAAACGTGTAAAAGATTTTATGAATTATCAAATTATGGATCAGATGAAAGAGTATGAACCAGAGTTTGATCAAATGCTTTTCTATCTCCCTCTAAGCGGCTCTACCTTTAAAAAAGTTTATTATGATTCTCTCTTAGGTAGAGCCGTATCTAAATTTGTACCTGCAGATGATTTAATTGTTCCGTATTCTGCAAATAGTTTAGAAGATGCAGAGGCAGTTATTCACGTTATAAAAATTTCTGAAAACGAATTAAGAAAACAACAAGTATCAGGATTCTATAGAGATATAGAATTAGGACAACCACCTGTTATAGAAAATCAATTACAAGATAAAAAATTAGAGCTAGAAGGAATTTCTAAAGATGGCCAGGAAGATCAATACACTCTGTATGAGGTGCACACTAATCTAGACCTCGAAGGTTATGAGGATATGGGTGAGGATGGTGAACCTACAGGAATTAAACTACCATATGTTGTAACTGTTGCACAAGCAGGTAATAAAGTTTTATCTATTAGAAGAAATTATAATCCACAAGATCCGTTAAAGAAAAAAATAAATTACTTTGTACAATTTAAATTTTTACCTGGCACAGGATTTTATGGCTTTGGTTTAATTCATATGATTGGTGGATTAACTAGAACTGCAACAGCAGCATTAAGACAATTATTAGATGCGGGAACTTTAGCTAACTTACCAGCTGGATTTAAATCTAGAGGCATAAGAGTTAGAGATGATGCACAACCATTACAACCTGGTGAGTTTAGAGATGTCGATGCACCTGGTGGTAATATTAAAGATCAATTTATGACTTTACCTTTTAAAGGACCAGACCAAACTCTTTTACAATTAATGGGTGTTGTAGTTTCAGCAGGTCAAAGATTTGCAGCGATAGCTGATATGCAAGTTGGTGATATGAATCAACAAGCTGCAGTGGGTACTACAGTTGCGTTATTAGAACGTGGTTCACGTGTAATGTCAGCAATTCACAAAAGACTGTACGTTGGTCTTAAACAAGAATTTAAATTATTAGCAGAAGTATTTAAAACATACTTACCACCTGTTTATCCTTACGATGTGCCTGGTGCATCAAGAGAAATTAAGATTCAAGACTTTGATGAAAGAGTAGATATTTTACCTGTGGCAGATCC